TTAAGTGGTTCCACGCTCAAGTGCGTTTCTCCTGCCAGGCGGTTGAACGACCGGTAGTTCATGGTCGTAGCGCTGCCGCATCGTTTCGGTAACGTGGCCGCCTGCAGCCTTGTTGTCGCCGTCCGTGATGCCCCGGTGTTTGAGGCCGTGCAGTGCGAAGCGCTCGCTCTTGCTAATCACCCCGACGCGAACAGCTTCGGTAATGAAGCGCTGCCAGGCACTGTCGAGGGCGGACTTGGTGATGGGGTCGCCTCCTCGCTCCACCAGCAAGAACCTGTCGCTGGCGCGCAGGGGAACAGGGCGCACCCGGCCCTTCCGGTTCCAGATGCGGTGGCGCCGCGCCAGCAGCTGCTCCCATGCTTCGATCATCGCTGCGTCCCACTCCGTCACGTTGTCACGCGACCCCTTGCGGCGATTGCTATGCACCCCCTCTGCCTGGCGGTGCGCGTCGGTCAGCGTACAGACCTCGATGCCGCGCAGGCGGACGCTGTAGGCAAGGATCATCACCGGGGCCAGATAGTCGGGAAAGCTGCCCTTGGCGTTGGAGGGGAGCGCGCCACGTTCGCGTGCGAAAGCCAGTACCGCGCGAAACGCTTCCTGCGACGGCATGCGTGCATCGCCGCGCTCTTTCGCCTGGCGAACGCCTTTGGCTGGGTTGGTCTTGCAGTAGCCCATGCGTACACCCCACGAAAGGGTGAGCCGCAGGTAGCGATGCAAATGATTGGCCTTGCTGGGGTACGCAGGCATGGCGGGCTGGGTGCGATTCGCTGGGCGGCCTGCAGCAAACGTCTCCACCAGCCGTTGCACGACCGGTGTTGTGATGCGGTCGACCTGGATAGATCCCAGCGGCGTTCCATCCTTGCGGATGTACGTGGCCAACACCTCGGCGTAGCCCTCGTAGTTCCTGCGGGTGCCGGCGGCGAGTCGTCTGAAATCACTGGATTCGTGGTAGCGGTCGAAGAGAAAGCGCAGCGTGCCGCGCCCTACGCCTGTCCGCATTTCCTCCACGATTGCGTGCAGATCCGACAGGCGGGCGCTCGCGTGGGCGACCGTGCGCTTGACGCGCCGGCCGCCCTCCGCGTGATCCTGGTAGACGAACCAGCGGTCGTCGTGCCAGTAGATCCCTTTCGGCAATGCGTCCTGCTCGATGTGCCCAGGTATGGCCGGGTTGAACTTCCGTTTTCTGCCGCGTGTCATCAGATGTTGTCCTCTTCCCGTCCTTCCTGCTGTTGCGGGTCGACCAGCCCCAGCGCCGCGTTCAGCGCGTCGAGGGTGGTCCAGATCCCGCCGTGGCGGTCGTACTTGTACCGGATACCCTGCCGTTCTGCCCAGCGCCGCACGGTTGCCGCCCGGGGTGGGGGGCCGTGCGGGGTGCACAGCTCCTGCAGGGTGTTGAATCGCACAATGCGGCTGCTCAAAGCTCGGATGCCTCCATCCAATCGCGCCGGCGCAACCACTGCCGGCGCATTTCTTCCCGTAGGGCCTCAGCAGCAGCGGGGCCGCGTCTACCCGCAATGCGGGTAATCAGTTCGTCCACCCATCTGCCGCTGTTGTAGCCCTGCCTGATCCAGTGGCGGGCCTCGCAGCCCCGCCGATGCTGCTCTGTGGCGTCATCCATCACCCGGTGCTTCTATCGCCCAGGCCCAGCCCCAGCTGGATCACGTTGTTGGCTGTGGACGCTACCGGTGTCGCGCGCCCGTATAGGCGGGTCCACTCCTGCAACGCCAGGTGTGCGCTGGGGTGCTTGTGGGTGCGACCGCATTGGCATTCGATGAAATGGCCGCCTCCGGCATCGGCTCTGCGCCGGTCCTCCATCAGTCGCGCCGTATGCCCAGCCCTGCAGCTGGGTATCGGCCACGGCGCCGCTATTTGCCGTTGGGTTGTGTGGTACTTCATGCGTTGACCACCTCGCCGGCATCGAAGTCGTGGGCGGCAAGTGCCGCCAGTGCGGCGTCGACCTGTTGGCTGGCAGCGGCCAGTTCTGTCGCATAGACACTGTGCGGCGAGTGCACCAGGGAGCGGTGACGCTTCACCGCAGCGATCACCGCAGCCATCAGAACCTCCCGGCCAGAAGCCGGCTGGGCTGCAGGCGAGGTCCGCGCGGTCAGCACGGCCGCCAGCGCCTGCTGGGCTTGATGCAGGCCAACGACACGCTCGTAGGGTGGTAGTTCCGCTGCGTACTCGGCCTGCTGCGTCAGGTGCTTCACCCAATGGCGGGCGTTGGCGGGCGTCGTCTCGCACCGTGCGCATCGGCATGGCTTGCTCTCAGACATTCGCCACCTCCAGCGCTGCTGCAGCGATAGCCGCGGCTGCGGCGGTACTGGCAGGCCGCGGCAGCATGTTGGCGACGGCCAGGGGCACGCCGGCGCGGTCGAGGAAGTCGGCCAGGTCGTGACCTATGGCGTCCTTCTCCATCTCCCACAGTACCGGCCCTGCAGCAAGCAGAAAGCTGCTGCGGGTCCGGCGCGTCCAGCGCTGCTCGATGCAGCGCGTCGGCCCCATGGCGAGAATCGCGGTCACGACGATCTCATCGGGGCTGATGGTGAACTGCAGCACAGCCTTGTTGTCGGCTCCCGGGGTGAGTTCCGGCCGCGTGTTAGCCTGCGCGGCGGGTCCGGTGTCGGCCCCCTGCGAACATGCGGCGGCTGGGGGTGACTCAGTTTGCTGATACATGGCTCTTCTCCGAGCATCGTGGTGGGAAGGCCCAGCGGTGGCGTTGGCGCGCCACCGGCCGGACCCGTTCTTACAGGGTTTCAGCCAGGTCTACGGCTGGCAGTTGGTCGGCCCGGTGGGCATTGCCCAATACCTGGCGCAGATCCTCCGCCACGTACGCCGCGACTGCGGCGATGTGGTCGAGAGTGATGGGGGAGGGCTGATCGGTGTCGAGCAGCGCGAGCAGGTCAATGGCCTGCTGGGCCTGCCAGAGACGGTCGACGTCGTTTTCGTGCACCAGGAAGTGGATACCGTTCACCACGTCCGCCGCTGTGCGGGTGCCGTTGCGGGTGTGTGCGCTCATGACAGCGCCCTCGGGCCGGTGCCCTGGCAATCTGCCCACCGGGTCACTACCTGATCGATGGCGGTCTGGATTTCGCCCAGCGTCAACTCTGCCGGCGTCTTCCCAGCGCCGAGCAGGCGCGCAAAGAGACCCTGCCAGCAGGCGTGGTTCCATTCGGTGGTGTCGGCGATCTGGCCGAAGAAGTGTGCGAGTTGGCGCGCGGCGTGAGCGGGCGCAACTTGGGTGTCGTGGGACATGCATGTCTCCGTGTGTGTGATGGAGACCGCCGCCCTGACGCCAATCAGGGGGGCGGACGGTGCGGGTTGGCGTACCGGACACACGGTTCCGGCGGACCTTGCGGTCCCCGCGCACCGCCCGCCATAGAACAGGCAGGCAAGCCCAGCGCGATGCAGGGCAAGAAAAAAGCGCCTGACATCGACTGATGGGCGCTGTTGCGCCGTGTGGATTCGGGACGCCAATCCCGGTCGCCGATTGTGCGGCGACGGGAGAATGGTTGCTCCGACCGCGCACGGTTGTCAAGCGATATTTCGGGGCGTTGCAAAGGCCAAATGTGTCCATTATAATGGACACATGGCGACGATTAAGACCACCACCGAGTTCAACGAATGGTTCAAGGGACTGCGCGACCGGCAGGGCCGGCAGCGCATCGCAGTCCGTATCGAACGGCTCGCACAGGGCAACCCCGGCCAGCACCGCATGCTGACTGGCGGTGTCGCCGAACTGAAGATCGATTTTGGCCCCGGCTACCGCGTGTACTACACCGAGCGCGCCGGCATCACTTACATCCTGCTGTGCGGTGGCGATAAAGACAGCCAGCCCCGCGACATAGAGCAGGCTCGAAAGCTGGCCGGTCAACTCTGACCGGCCAGCCAGCAGCACTCCATACGCGACACAAGACAAGGAATAAGGCAGAACACCATGAACAACAAAGTGCAGCTGCACGATTGGGACGTCACCGAACACCTGCGTGACGAACAGGACATCGCCTTCTTCATCGAAGCGGCTCTGGAAGAAGCACCCGACGATGCGGCGTTCATCGCATCCGTCCTGGGCATCGTTGCAAAGGCTCGCAACATTGCGGACCTGGCACGCACCACTGGCATTGCCCGCGAAACGCTCTACAAGATGCTGCGCGGCGAGGGCAACCCGACCATGGGCAACCTCAGTAAGTTGGCCAACTCGCTGGGCTTCCGCCTGAGCCTGGTACCGATCGACAGCGATGGCAAGCCGGTCAAGCGCAAGCCGAAGCCCCGGAAGACGGCCGCGAAGAAGGTGGCTTGAGGTGAGGGCGTTCATGCCTTGAACACCCAGCATTTGACCGTTGCAGCCGCACCCATAGTGCCCTGACGGATAGCGCTGTTCACGGCGACGTTTGTGTCCAGGCACTTGTGCCGCCGCGAGTCACGCAGCAGCGTGCGCAGTACCTTCAGGTCTGCCAGCTGCTGCGAGTGGTGCGCTGCTTTGGCGGCGAACTCGTTGAGGTTGATGGCGATCCGCGACGGATCGCGCGAGTGGTTTACCACCGGCATGCCGCCGTTGGTGGTTTCCAGATACTCGTAGACCTCCCAGAACTCCGTGACCAGTGCGTTATCGGCGCTGACTGCGCTCTGGCGCTCCAGTGCCGCTGCTACCAGCGCTTCGCGGGTGGCAACGACCATTTCGTCGGGGATATCTATCACCAGGCGCAGGGCGTCGAACAGCGCCAGCATCTGCGCATGGTTCTTGATGACACGCTCCATGCGCAGCTCGCCGCGTTCGCGCAGCTTGCCCTCGTAGAAGCGCACGCGCTCCCCGAACTTCTCCATCACCTGGCTTTCGGCGCGCACGGCGCGGATCAGGAAGTGGCTTAGTTCCTCCACCTGCAAGGCGTTGAGGTTGTCGGCCGCGATGCGGCTTTCAGTGGTGACCTGCGGCTTGCGGAAGTGCAGCTTGACGATACGCGTCAGGATCGCCTCGCTGGCGTCCACGGCGGCATTCTGGCTGATGACGATGGTGCCCCTGAAAGGCGGCTCATAGGTGTCGTTGCCGCCATTGCGAACGCCGCGCGTGGCGAGGGTGCCGCCGCCGTAGTAATCCTTCAACTCATCCCATTCAAACGACTTGGCGTGCGAGCGGTCGGCATCGCTGCGGTCGGCTTCCAGCAGTACCACCGGCATGCCAGAAATCTGGCCCATAGCGCGGGCGCGGCCGGCTTTGGATGACTTCGCCGGGTCGAAGCCTTCGTAATCGCTGCGGCCGAGCAGCTTCCACAGGAACGTCAGCAGCGTGGTCTTGCCGGCACCGGCCTCGCCGGTCGCTTCCAAGAAGGGGAACGACTTGTGCGCGCTGCGGATTTGGTTGGCGTAGAGCGAGCCGAACCAGAACGTGAGCGCGATCATGCCGTGGGTTCCAAAGCACATCCACAGCCACGCCAGCCAGTCGTTGCGCTGCTTCTCAGGGTCGCGCTGTATATCCAGCCGGATCGACTTCTGCGTGGATTTCACACGCAGGTTCTTGAACTCGAAGTAGTCCTCGGCGTTGGCAATGCTCAGTTCGCCGTCGCGCACCGCTACGTCGCCGAGGATGTAGGACTTGTGATCCTCGCTGTAGCCAACGAAGTCGATGGTCTGGACCTTGGTGATGTCATACAGCACGTCGCGGATGATGCAATCCAGCTGGTGGCCGGTGCCGGTGAACACCGCGCCCTGCGCCATGCTGATGAGGCGCTTCTTGAACTCGGTGGCGCTGGCGACCTGCGCACCGGTAAAGGTGCCCTTCACGGGCGGCGCATCGTGCGGGAAGCTGACGCGGAAGAAGTACCAGCTTTCGTCGGTTACCTCATGGCTCTGGAAGTAGAGCGCCTCTGGATAACAGTTGGCGATTTCTTCCACGCTGCAGCAGGCACGGCGGATCTTCTCGGCCTCGTCGGCGTCGAGTTCCTCGTCCGGGTCTTCCTTACGTTTGGCCCGCTCCTGGCACAGCTTGTCAAACTTCACGCTATCGAAGCTGAACCAGAACAGGCGCGAGCGGTGTTCAAGGTGGAACTCGCGGCGCTGGGTGTGGGCATACATCAGCAGGCCCTTCGCGATGGCGGACTTCGCCAGCAGCACGTCGCCGTGATAGCGCGCCTCCGCGATGTCGGCATCCCACTGAGCCTGGCGTGCGTCGGCGTCGTTGATGGTCGACGCGCGCAGATGCAGGTCGTTCCAGTCGGTCTTTTTCCCCGGCTTCTGCGGGATCAGTGCTGCACGGCTCTTGAAGCCCAGCGATTCGGCCCGCCGGGCATGCTTGCGCACGTAATCACGTGCGGTTGGCTCGTTGTCGTAGGCCCATACCAGCACCGGCAGCTTGCCGCCGCGCAGGTCGCGCAGGGCGCGCAGCGATTCCTCGGGGTAGCCGTTGCTGGACATACCGGATGCAGCCGCAATGCCATGCTGCAGGAGCGAGATAGCGTCGAAGATGCCCTCGGTGATCCAGACCTCACGCGCGGTCGGCAGCATGTCGGCCGCAGCGGGGGCAATCCACCAGGCGCCCGCATAGCTCTGGCCCGGCATGAAGCGTGCTTTCTGCTTGCCGAAGCGGTGAGCGCGGTCGATCAGGCGTTCCCAATAGCCGCCCTTGGTCAGCGGGAACCGTACCGTTGCGGTGCCTTCCCTGGACTTGCGGTCGAAGTAGCTCTCCTGCGTGTAGAGGCCACGCAGCGCGGTCAGATCGAAGCCGCGCGAGTACCGCAGGTAGGCGTCCGCCGCAGCGTGCGGCGCCGTGTCCGTGCGTTCGTGGCGCTTTGACCAGTCATCGAACAGATCGTCGTAGACATCCTTGACGCTGACCTCATGCCCGCACTTGGCCTGGCGGCCACAGCGCAGCACCCACGGATTCTGGAAGCTGGTGTAAAGCTCCTTCTGACCACAGGCGGGGCACTTGCCGCCGCGCATGTATTCCGTGCTGGGACGGTGCTTGAGGCCGTAGTCCCGCTCGATGCGCTGCAGAACTTGCTGGCGGATGTCTTCTTGCATGATCGGTTCAGGCCTTCGCGCTGCGGCGCTTGCTGCTTTTCTGCGGGCGGTAGGTGGGTTCGGTGATGACTTCGACCTTGCCGCCTGCCTTGCGGAACGCGGCCACCTGCGCGGCCAGCGTGGCGGCTTCTTCTCCCTTCTTGACAGGATCCGTGGGCACGTACCCGGCAGGGCCGGGCACGAGGAAGGGCACCTGTGCGGTCGACCATGCGTCGCGCTGGCTCATGGGGCGGCCTCGCCTTGGTTCGACTCGGCACCGATCAGGCCCAGCCCTTCGGACCGGGTCTTGATTTCGACCACGCCGCAGTCGTTCAACTCGATACCGCGATCAGTCGCTTCCAGCAGGCGGTCATTGCCGGGGGCGCAGCGCACAAGGCCCAAGGCCATCAACTGCCACACGGGCGCAGCGGTGAATGCTTCGCCGGCCTCGGCCTCGGCCTCGGCGTCACGGCCGGTGTAGCCGCGAGCGCCAACCACCAACCCGCCGTGCCGGATAGTGGATTGCAGGCAAAGCTTCGCCATTGGCGAGAGCATCGCCAGTTCAAGAACAGCCATGATTGGTTACCTCAGTGGTCGGCGGGGAGCGGCAATGCGTCCAGCAGATCGGGTTGGTTGCCGCTGTGCTGCATGCGGTGAGCGCGCTGGGCGATCTCGCGGGCATATGCGGGGCTTGGGGGCAGGTCAGTCGGCCGTGCATCAGGCAGGCCGCTGGGACTGGCGACGCCGGTCAGTTCGGTGTGCCCAGTGAAGGCGGCAGAACAGACCGGGTTGGTGCAGTTGAACGAGTCGTGCCTGAGATGGTCATGGCTCAGGTGGCTGGTGCGCTTCACCAAAGGGGAATGGCAGAACGGGCATCGAAAGACCACCTTCCTGCGTGCGCTGTGCGACGACATGATCGGCCCTCAGTTCGACGCGGGATCGATGGTGCCGGCCTTGATGCCCAGCACTACTGCGGCCTTGTGCGCTTCGCCGCGACGACCCTTGTTGCGACCGGACAGCACCAGCCACGTGGCGCGCTGGTCGAGGTTGTGGGTGCGGGCAAACTCGGCGATAGAGATGCCCTTCCGGTCGAGTTCCTCTCGCACCTGGGGTGCGGTTTTTAGGACAGGTTTGGACATATCGGGCACCAAAGTGTGATTATTGTGTACTTGGGGCAACGATAGTGCGAAAAAGCGCACCAGTCAACATGGAGAGTTCGAAAAATGTCACTTACTGAAGATCCAAAACTCGGCGTAGGCGCACGGCTGCGTGCGGAGCGCGAGCGGCTGGACTTGAGCCAAGAGGAAATGGGCTCGCGCGCCGGTAAGAACAAGAACACGCAGATGCGTTACGAGACAGGCGTGAACTCCCCCACCGCCGCCTACCTGCACGACCTGGCTGCGCTCGGTGTGGACATTGGGTACGTGCTGACCGGCTTCCCGACAGAGCTGGACGACGAGGACGGCGAGATGCTGGCCCGCTTCCGGTCGGCATCGCCTGAAATGCGCTTTGCGGTGCGGCTGATGCTGACGGCACCGAAGGAGGCCGCTGCGAAGCACGCCGAAGCGGGCGCGGCGCCGATGGTGGGCGGCAACAATTCCGGCCAGGTCAATGCGGGTTCGGTGACCCAGGGCGATGTCAGTTTCCAGATCGGTTCGCGCAACAAGGGCGGCCGGAAACGCTCGAGCTGAACATCGGACAGCTGATACTCGCTATCGGCCAAAATATCGACCGTGGCAACGGCGCCTGTAGAGGCAAACGCGGCAGGCGCCTACGCCGTTGCCCCGCGTTCAAGTTCAAGGGGAGGGGTAAATCCGGCGCCGCCGTTAACGGTGTGCGTCGCATTCACCACAAGCCAGTCCGTGCCACCGATTTTGGGATTGATGCGCGCGACATTCGCCGTCTGACCGGGATAAAGATCGGCACGACCTAGCGCGGACTTGAACGTGCTCGTCTCGGTACTCCCATAGCAAGACCCCTGCTGTGCCATCTGCCCTAACTGCTACTCGGCTGACGGCGTGTTCTCGCCGCCACGTTCCAGCTCCAGTGATGTGACGAAGCCTCCGCTTCCGTCGATGGTGTGCGTGGCCTTGGCCACCAGCCAGTCGGTGCCATCAATCTCGGGTTTGAAGCCGCTGACTGTCACGGTTTGCTCGGGGTAGATATCCGCGCGGCCAACGGCCAGCCGGTAGCTCAGCTGCGCGGTGCCCCGATCCAGCCGCTTGAACTCCGCCTCTGCGTGCTGCCGGGCTTCCTGCGCGGTGGCGTAAGTCGCCTGCAGCTTCTTCTCGTTGTCGGACGTGCCCACCAGCACGCCCGTGCGCCGTGCTGCGCGCCGGTCGCCCCAGTAGGCACGCACGCCCGTGAACTTCTCGCGGTCGGCGACGCTGTAGCGGTGCTGGTCACCGGATGCGCGCGTGATCTGCACACCGGGCAGCGGTTGGCCGCTTGCCGTGGTGCCTGCGCCGATGGGCGCAAAGATCAGCGTTCCCGCCTTGACCGTGGCCACGGCATCGAAGCGCTTGCCGAGGCGCGTCAGCAGGTTGATATCGCTCTCGTTGGCTTGATCGAGGTGCGGGATCTGCACGCCGGCCAGATCCGCGGCTACGGATGCGCGCAGCGAATGCTCGCCAGCGATGGCCCCGAGAATGTCGCCCAGCGTGGTGTTGTGCCAGCTGCGTTCGCGCCGGCGGCGAACGGCTCCGGTCAGGTCAGCGGAGCGTGCGCGAATGGTGATGATGTCAGGGGAGCCGGCGTGTTCCACGTCGTCCACCTTGAAGGTGCCCTTGTCGAACAGGCCGCTACCCTCGAAGCCGATGGCCACCTGCAGGGTGACCCCCCGGCGCGGCAGGGCAAGCATCCCGTCATGGTCATGCACGCGCAGATCCACCTGGTCGGCTTCGTCCCCACGGCTCTCGGTCAGCGACAGATCCAGCAGGCGCGGCGCCAGCCGGTCGGTCAGATCCTGCCCGTCGAGCATCACCCGCCATGCGGGAATCGGATACGGCGTGGCCCTCATGCGATGGCCTCGCTGGCGCCATCGTCGTCGCGTTCCAGCTGCATCTGGAAGTCGATCAGGCGCGGTGTGCCGTCACTGAACAGTTCGCGCCGCGTCTCGCTGAGGCTGGTCAGCAGGTAGGCGCCGTAGACGCGTCCGGTGCCCTCGACCAGCGCCTGCGGTTTGCCCTGGTCGGCCAGCTCGCGCAGCTTGTCCAGCACCTGCAGATCGGTCACCAGCTCGCCGGCGATGGTGCCCTGCAGGCTGATGGTGTCATCACCCGGCCCGACGTACTGGCGGGCTGCACGGGCGCCCACGCGCTCGCTGCTGGCGTGGCGCCAGGTCATCTGGCGCTGCAGTTCGCCGTAGGCGGCGGTAGAGAGGGAGAACACGAACGTGCCCCAGGTCATCATCATGGTGGTGGTCCTCAGTCGCTGAGCCGGGCACCGCGTCGGGTGGCCTTGTCGCGCTCAATCTGTTCAACGGTCTGCCGCACCAGGTCGGCGATCTTCTGCTCATCAGATCCGGCCGGCGCGTTGATGTGGATGGTGTAGCTGGAAGCGCCTGTGCCGCCCGCAGCGGCCTGCGCAGCGGCCGGGGCCATCACTGGGGCGGCAGCGGCCATGACGGGCAGCGCGGCCGCGCCCAGCGCGAATCCGGCCGATGCTTGGCGTAGCTTGTCGCGGCTGGCCGTGGCGCGTGCGGTGTCGGCGTTGGCGGCCGTGCGCGCGATACGCCGTTCGCGCAGTTCGTCCAGGCGGGAGGGCGCTGCAACGCCGCTTCCACCGGTGGGCTGCATGCGTTGGGTCATGCCGGCGCCGATCTGCACCACGCGCTCGCCCCCGACCGCTGCCGCACGTAGACGGTCACGGCTTGCGGTGGCGCGCTCGGTATCGGCGCTGGCGCCAGCGCGGGCGATGCGCCGCTCGCGCAGTTCATCAAGGCGGCTGGCCGACGCACCGGCGCCCCCGACGCCTGCCTGCTGCATGCGCTCGCCCATACCGGCGCCGGCCTGCGTGATGCGGTCGCCGACGCTGGTCACCTGCTGCAGCGGCTCGCCCTGGCTGCGGTCGATGCCGCCGGCCAGCCCCTGCATGGTGAAGTCACCGAACTGCGCGAAGACACGCGACGGGCTGTGGATGCCCAGCAGCCCCTTGAAGCGGTCCATCACGCCCGAGGCGATACCGGCCACGGCATCCATCGCGGCGCTGCCCTTGGACACGATGCCGTTGACCAGCCCCTGCACCATATCGATACCGGCCTGCATCATCTTCGCGGGCCAGCCGAGCAGGATCTGATTGGCACCGGCCCACATGGCGGACAGGCCCGACCGGATCTTGTCACCGTTGAGGGTGAACAGGCCGACGATCAGCTGCCACGCACCCTGCAGGTAGGTCCACGCGCCGCCCACGGCGTTCTTGATGATCGGCAGCATGAAGGTGAACGCCTTCACCAGCCAACCGATGGCGGCGACCGCCATGCGCAGGTTGACGGTCAGCACCTGACCCAGCACCTGGCCGAATCCACGGCCGGCGGTTGTGGCGCCCTGCAGCTGCTCGCTGGTGGCCTTGAAGGGAGTGAACAGCTTCTGCACCCACGCCCAGGCTTTGCCCATGGCATCGGACACCTGCGCCCACACCGGCCCCAGCGGCTCCAGCGCGGTCATCAGCTCGGCCATGATCGGGTTGACCACATCCAGCACGCCCTGCCACACGCCGATCATGAAAGCCTTGATCGGCTCCCAGTATTTCCAGACCAGCGCGGCAACAACGGCCACGGCGGCGCCGATGGCCAGCACCGGCAGGCTGATACCACCCAGCAGCGGCAGCAGCATGCGGCCAACATTGAGCAGCATCGGGAATGCCCGGCCACCCAGCGACAGCACCTGACCGATCAGCCGGCCGATACCGCCGCCGCCGCTGAGCAGCATCACGCCCTTGTGGATCTGCGTCAGTGCCATGGCACCGACGCCACCGGCCACCAGCAGACCGCCGAGCGCGGTGGCCAGGGCGGTACCGCCGATGGCCAGCTTGGCGATGGTGGCCACCAGCTGCGGGTTCTTCGTGACCCATTCGGCCATCCGGTCGGCGACCTTGGCCACGCGCGCGGCCAGTTCCTTGACCGTCGGCAGCAGGGTCTTGCCCAGGCGCTGGGAAAGCACGGTAGCGCTGTTCTTGAGCAGCGTCAGACCGTTCTCGGCCGTGCCCACACGCGCGGCGTATTCGGCGTTCATCGAACCGCCGTACTTCTGCGCGTCGGTGACCTTGCCGAAGTTCTCTTTCAGCAGATCGAGATTGGTCAGCAGCGGCGCGATCGCACCGATCGACTCGCGGCCAAACAGCTGCGTCATCGTCGCCGCCTGCTCGGCCTTGGGTAGCTTCTTCAGCTTTTCCAGCACGTCGAGGATGGCGCCGCCTGCATCCTTCTGCATGGCCTGCGCCAGATCACCAGCTTTCAGCCCCAGCTTCTCGAACGACTCCACCTGCCGCTTCGTGGCCGCATCGCCCGAAGACAGCGTGAGCAGCATGTTCTTGATGCCCGTGGCCGACACTTCGGACTCGATGCCCATGCCGGCGACAGTGGCGCCCAGCGCCGCCAGGGGGCCGCTGCCGAGGCCAGCGACCTCGCCCAGCGCGCCGATTCGGTTCACCACCTCGCTGATTTTCTGGACGCTGGCCGGGCCGGTGTTGCCCAGGTAGTTGATCTTGTCGGCCAGCACGACAACGTCGTCCTGACCCATGCGGAACGCGGTACGCCATGTGGCCATCGTCTGGCCGGCGTCCTCGGCCGTGGTGTCGAAGGCCACGCCCATCTTCGCCGCGTCCTCGGCGAATCGGGTCAGTTCGTTGCTGGCGATGCCGGCCTGGCCAGCGGCCGCGACGATCTTGGCGATATCGGTGGGCACCATGGGCAGGCGCCGCGACAGTTCCTCAATGTCCCGGCCCATCTTCTCGAAGCCGTCCGGGGTGTCGAAGTCCACCACCTTCTTCACGTCGGCCATGGCCGACTCAAAGCTCATGGCCTGCGCGATGGGCAGCGTCTGCGCACGCAGCGCGCCGAAGGCGGCCAGCGCCACGCCGGTGCCATGGGCAGCAGCGTTCATGCCGGCGCTGTGGATCTTGCGGCTACGGGCCTGCGCAGCATCGAGCGCGGCCAGGCGCGTGCGCTGGGCATCCATCTGCGCCGAGGCGGCGGCAATCTCGCCGCGCAGCTTGCGCTCATGTGTCCCCAGCTGCCGCGTGCTGATGCCGGCACGGTCCAGACTGCCGCGCAGGCGCTGCAGCTCTACCGACTGCTGTTGGTGCTGGCCCTTGAGTTGACCGGCGGCAGCCTTGGCCTGTGCGAACTCACGGCTCAGCCTGCGGGTAGGCGTGCCGGCCTCTTTGATCTGGCGGGCCAGCGCGGCGACGCGCTGCTGCGCGGCCAGGTGGCTCTGTTCGGTGGCGCGCACCGCCTGCTGCTGCTGGCGAAAGGCGGAAACGTCGCGCTGGGCCGCATTGAGGCGGCGAAGGTTGGCCTGCTGTTCCTGCAGAGCGGTGGACAGGCCTTTGCTGCCGGCCATGACCTTCTTGAACGGGGCGCTGGCGCGGTCGAGCGCTTCCAGCACCACCTGCAGGCGAAGGTTGCCGCCGCTCATGCGACGACAACCGATGCGCGTACTACGGCGCCGTGGTGTCCGTGGGATCGGCTACCAGCGCGGCCAGGAAGCGGCATCCAGCGCTGACCGCCCACACCAGCAGCGCGCCAACCGCACACAGCAGGAACGCCGCAAGGGCGAGGAAGATGAGGGTGTCCATAGGCGGACTGTATCACTGCTGTGCTCCACTTCGTTCATGGGCGCGCTGGCGCCACTGGATCAGTTCAGACAGGGAGAGGGCCGATAGCTCGGTGAGGGTGAAGGAGAAAATCACCGCGATATCGGCCATCAGATCCTCTACGCAGACGGGAACTCCCTCTCCGACTTCGGCACGAAAAAATCACCGATGACACGGGCGATCTCGATCAGGTCGGCCGGTTCCAGCTTGCCGGCGTCGGCGGTGGTCAGGATCGGCTGGCTGATGCGCGGCAGGACCGTGGTCAGCGCGGTCACGTCCATCTGCGCCAGGTCAAACAGCTTGATGCCGCGCAGATCGCCGGCAGTCGGCTTGCGCAGGCGAACCGAGCGGATCACCTGCTCGCCGCGTTCGATGGGGGTTTCCAGCACGATCACGTTGGTGCCGGTAGCTTCGCCGTCGGCGGCGGTGTCGGTGTCATTGTTGGTCTTGCGGGTCATCGTCATATCTCTCAGGAATGGCCCAGCCGCTGTAGCGGCCGGGCAGTGGGGCGGGATCAGGCGCCGATGGCGCGGCGCAGGGCGGACTGGCGGTCAACGCCGTTGACCATGAAGACCATGCCGACCAGGTCGATTTCGATTTCAGTGCGGCCGTTGACGCTCAGCTTGTAGTAGCTGGCCGAGGTCTTGACGCTGAACTCGGTGTCGTCGCCGACCTTGCCGGTGCCGGCGTCGATCTCGGTGTGGCGGCCGCGGATGACGATCTCGACCGCATCGACCTCGCCGCTGTCCTCACGCTGGTAGCCGCCGGCGAAACGCAGCTGCACCGCGTTGTGGGAAACGGTGCCGTACTGGCGCAGCACATCGAGCATCAGGCCGCCGCATTTCCACTCGGCCTCGATCTTCTCCTGGCCCAGGTCGATGTCGATGGGACCGAGCATGCCGCCGGCGCGGTATTCCTCCATCTTGCGGGTCAGGGTGGGCAGCTTGAACTCGGTGACCTGGCCGATGTAGCTCAGGCCGTCGTTGAACAGGTTGAGGTTTTTCAGCTTGCTGGGCAGAGCCATGGCAGGGGTTCCTTATGCGGCCTCAGCCGCTGATGCGGGCCGGGAAATCGGCGAAGAAGCGGTCGGTGATGCGCTGGTTCAGCTGCAGGCTTTCCAGCGGCGGTACCGGGGTGTAGTCGTAGTCGATCACCAGCTGACCGCTGGCCAGCGACTGCGGCGCATTGGCGCCGGCGTCGTACCAGGCACTGGCGCCGATCACGTAGCCGGCATAGACCAGCTCGCGGAACTTGGCATTGATGCTCTCCAGCAGATCGCGGACCAGCGTCGGGTGCAGCGGCTTGTCGATGTAGATTTCCTGCGCCTCGGCGATGGTGTCCGCGAGGATCTGTGCCGTGCGGGTGGCGGTCTCGAACTGGAACAACGGGTCAGCGCTGCAGGTGCGCGAACCCCAGAACTTGTAGCCGTTGGAGTTGATGAGGGTGGTCACGTCGCCGGCATTGAGCAGACCCGCGTCGGTGTTGGGGTCCTGCAGATCCCAATGCACGTCGCGGCTGATGCCGGTAACGCCTGCCACAGGCACATTGGAGATGGACTTGTGCCAGCCCTGCTGCTGGTCGGTCATGGCGCGCACGCCCAGCGCACGGGCTACGGCGTAGGCCATGCCGGTCGAAGCGGTGGCGGTGTTGAACGCCATGAAGTCGGGGTAGATCAGCATCAGCTCGCGGGCCGCGAACTGCTCGCGGTAGGCGATGGCTTCCGACACCGTGGCGCTGGCGGCGCAGCTGGCGTAGATCATCGCGCGCAGCTTCTTGGCAACGGGGATCATGGCGGCGGTGACCGGCTGGGTGTCCAGTCCCGGTGCGCCCAGGATGCGCGGGCGAACGCCCAACTGCGCCTGCGCGACCAGCAGTGCGTGCAGCCCGGTGTAGCTGCCGCCATTGGCGCCGCCGATGACCTTTGCCGTGGTGTCGGAATCGTTGCTGGCGCTTGCCACGCGCACGACAACCACGATGGGATTGCCTTGGTCGGCGATGCCCTGCAGCGTTGCCCGAAGCGTGCCGGTGTTGCCGGCCTTGCCGACCGCGCTCAGCACGTCGGTAATCAGCACGGGACGATCCAGCGGAAAGGCATCCTTGTCGGCGTCTTCGCCCGTGCAGACGACGCCGATCACTGCGGTGGATACGGTGCGGATCGGCCGGATGCCGCCGTTGATTTCGATGACGCGAACGCCGTGGTGGTAGCCGCTGGCGGCCATGGGCTTCTCCTTCGGTTAGGGGGTGTGAAAGCGGAGTGGTACGGAAAGACGGGTGTTGCGTGATGCGCCGCTCGGTGTGGCCAGCTGGCCCTGCAGGTCGAGGACGAACGAACCGGCCACGTCGCCGTGCGCCAGGTCGATGCGGGAAAGGCTGATGCGCGGCTCCCAGCGCATCAGCGCGGTGGCCGTGGCGCCGAACAGGCGCAGCCGGGTTTCGTCGTTGAACGGCTGGTCGATCAGCTCGGGCAGTAGCGAGCCGTACTCACGGCGCTGCACGCGTGAGCCGATGGGGGTGGTCAGAATGTCGGCGATGGACTGCCGCAGGTGCGCCAGGTCGTCGCTGAACATGCCCGTGCGGCCGTCCATACCGATCATGCCGGCGCCCCGCTGGTGCCGCTGCCCGGTTGAACACCGGCGTGCTTGTGCTTGGTCAGGCTGATGCCGGCGGCCACCACGTCGTCGGATACCTCCGCCTTGCCGGTGATCGTCACCTTGCCTTCGATGCTGGTGGCGCCCTTGATGGTCACCGGCCCGGTGATCGTGGTTCCGCCGTCGGCGGTGATGGCCACGGTTCCGCCTGCGGGCAGGACAGCCGCCAGCGCGTGCGCATCATGGTCGTAGCTGACCACGGCGCCATCCTTGAACTGGATCAGCGTCAGGTTCGGGTTGGCCGACGGAGCCGGGTACTGCTCGCAGTACAGCCCGCGCAGCACAATGGCGTTGGCCAGGTCGCCATCGCAACACAGCAGTGCGACCTGCTCGCCGCTGCTCGGCGGCGACCAGGTGCGCAGCTCTCCGGCGGCGGCACTGAACCAAGGGAGGAAGTCGGTGTGCGCTTCGCCCGTCTGCACACGGCACATGTGCTGGGCGTGATCGACCTCGGTCACCACGCCGTCGCGGAGCAGGTTGTTGATCTGTTGGGGCAGCGCGCTATCCATGCCCCCATGTTCTCGGCGTCCCTTCGCGCGCGCACGTAGCGCGGTAGGTAGATAGAGCCGTTACAGCGGCGGGCGCGCATGCCGCGCCGCTGCGATCATCGCCGCGTCAGCTCAGATTCGCCGGCGGCGCATCCTCCGGTTCAGCCGGCACTGCGTCTACCCACGTCTCCGACGTATCGTCATAGGTGACTGGCACGCTGCGGCTGGACGGGGGCGCGTGGTCGGTGACCGATGACGGCAGCGACTGGCCACGCGGCACCGGCGCGGCGAACGTGCCGTCTGCCTTGTTCCAGAGCGGTCGGCCGCTGTAGTCCGGCTGCAGCACCCAAAGGCCCTGGCCATCGTCCCACGCGTTGCACTGCGGGGTGGTGCCATCCAGTCGGAACGGCTCAGCCAGCGTCACGCCCTTGGGCGGCTTCTCGCCGAGCGCGAGGCGGTTGGGGACCGGCATTGCAGTGCGCGTATCCCACAGCATCCGATTGCGGTAGTCGGCCACTACATCCCAGCGCTTGCCGTCCTCAGACAGCCGCAATGCTTGGAACTCGCCAGCAGTTCGCTTGGGTGCCACGTCAACGGTGCGCTCCGGCAGATACCAGGCACCGTCAGGGGACGGCTGCAGCCGCACCGGTCCCATGTAGGCGCGGGTGATCGGGTCGAAGGCGTGGGCAAAGCGGGGTTCGTTGGACATGCTCCGTTCCTCAGTACGTGATGCAGTAGATCATTCGCAGGCCCGCCGGCAGGTTGCGGTCGCCGCCCGTGTTGGCAACGGTGATCGCGTGGGTATGGGCGCCGCCGTCAGCCGCCGCAGCGCTGTGGCCGTGGTCGCCGACCTGCGCGATGGAAATATCGTGCGAGTGAGCGCCGGCGCCATTCATGCCGATGTTGTGCCCGTGGCCACCAGCACCGTCCGTGGTGAAGCTGTGGGAGTGGGCGCCAGCGGGGCTGGTGTTTGGCCAAGGGTTGTCGTAATCGACATTGCCGCGTGAGCCGGCGTGCTGGCCGTAGTCCGCGCCCCACGGGTAGGCGACGCCCGCCTCGGCAAACGCGGTCAAATGCTGGTGATCGCCCACTGCAGATGTACCGCCGGTATGCGCATGGTGGCCCTGCGAATCAGTCCACGCGCCGTGAGCGTGGTCGCCGACACCGCTCGCGCTCGCGCCGTGCGAGTGTGCGCCGCCGGCGCCTATGCTGATGGTGTGGCTGTGCGTCCCGGCGCTGGTCGAACTGGCGGTATGGGCGTGTCGGATCACTTCGCCGGCAGTGAAGCCGCCAACGGCATCAGCGCTGTTGGTATGGGTTACGACGGTGCCATCACCCATCGCCGGCAGGTTGAACGTGGTCGTACCGTCGCCGGCGCCGTAGAGCGTGCCAATGGCAGCGAACAGATCCGCGTAGGTGGATCGGGATACGGCAGCGCCGTTGCACAGCAGCGTGCCAGCGGGGGCGCTCTTGCCGGCGAACATGATGACCTGACCGGGGATACGGTTGGCCTTGGTGCTGGGCGCAAAGTTCCCGCCATGCCACACAGACTGGCCGTTGAATCGCAGGTCACTGCCACCCAGGTAGAGCGGCGCATAGGCGCTGTTGGCCACGGTCACCGCGTCGATGCCGACTGCACTGCCACCGCTACCGCTGTCGATATCGCGGATCAGCAGGCGCGAGCCTTTGCCAATGTAGTCCAGGCCAATCGCACCGCGCAGCGCCACGCCCGCCTCCACAAGCAGGCCGCCGGTGATCGTGCCACCTGCCTTATCCAGTTTGGTCGCAGGGTTGAAGTTCGCATCGGTCCACAACTCCGCCCATGCCTTCCAGCGCTGGTCGGCGGGCGCGGTGTCGTGGCGGGATCGCATCCAGAACCGATTTCCACCACCGTAGTCGGCGGCCAGGGCAAGGCCACGGGAGTTGTCGTAGCTGGGCAGGGACCAGGCAATGGTGTACTGCGCCGGCATGGTGGTAGGCGAGGGGTTGCCCTGGCGGTTGATGCGCAGCGCGTTCCACGTGTCCACCCAGCTGTCGTCATTGCTGGTCGGGGTGAGATAGGCCACGCGCGCAGCCACTTCGTCAACGGAAGCTGCGCCGATCTCGCTCAGAGTCCATCCAAAGTTCACGCCACCGTTCACATCCTTGGCGGTGTTCCCGATGGTCACCTTGCGGGAAGCGCCCCATGCCGTTGTCACAACGTTGGCGGAGCCGTCGAATGCGGTTCCGTTGATCGTGCGCGGCGCTGCCAGTTTGGTAGCGGTGTCCGCGTTGCCCGTCAGCTTGCCCCGGAAGTCAGCGGCGTTGATCCAGCTGCCGGTCGGGTTGAAGATGATTCTGTTGGGATTCGCCGTGTTGGTCAGGCGGAACTCCTTACCACCGGTGGCGTCGTGGAGTTCGAGACCCGTGGTGCCATCGACCCCACCCTGCTTGAACTGCCAAGGGCGCTGGGAATACAGCTCAAGCAGCACGCTGCCGTCACCCGAGGCAGCTCCGATGCGCGCGCCCGCCATCTCCGCCACGCCGTTCTTGTAGACCACCAGCTGGCCGGCCGTACTGGTGTTGCCATTGGGGCGCAGGTAGACGAAGCCACCGTCGCTACCGGCGGCGGCAGACAGCACCACGCTGCCAACGGCACTACCGCGCAGCGCGCCCCCAGCGGTCCCCAGGTCGAGGGTTTGATCATCAGCCAGCGATGCGCCCAGGGCGAACGTCTGGCGGCGTCCCCAGCGGTTCTCGGTGGAATCCACCAGGCGCCGCAGATCCGAGACAGTGGCTACCGGCTCGACCGTTGCATAGACGATCCCGGCCGGTTCGACGGTCTGGAAGGTGGCAACACCATGGTAGGTGGTGTTGGTGATGTTGACCGGGCGAACGCGGTGGCCGTGGTTGTAGTCGCCCTGGAGCATCCAAAGCTCAACGCCGCTGGAGTCCCCCGCCGCATCGCGTGTCAGAACCAGTCCGAGCCGAGCAGGGTTGTTGAGGGCATCGGTAGCACCAAGCCGTGCTTGGTAGACCATGGCATCCACGTGCGCCTGTGTTAGTACCGTCAGCCCCGTGCCGTACCCGCGTGCAGATGCAGACACGAAGTCAGTAACGAACCTGCGGCCACCGATGCTGCCGTTGGTGATTTCGATCATCAGAACACTGGCATTGGTCGAAGACCACGGCAGTGTGCCCAGCTTGATCCAGCGCTTTTGCGCGTTGTTCTGTGGGATCAGGTACGAGGGCTGCACCTCGCCGACCTGCGGGAAGTCGGCAGCGTGCATGCCGTCGAGCGTGTCGGCGTCCAGTCCCTTGCCGTGGCCCATATCCTTCAGCGCGGCGCCTTTCAGTTCGAGGCTGGCGCGGATAGCCGCGGCAGTGGCCAGCGCCAGCACCGTCTTGACGAACGGCGTCGGTGCGTTGGCGCCGAAGCGGTCGTCCAGGGCGCCTTTCAGTCCGCGAGCGGTCACCGCGCGCACCGCGTCCGCGCCCGCGATGGTCTCGGGGCCGTCAGCCAACTCGACTACGCCCGCGACTGATTCCGTAGCCGGCGGGTTCAGGAACTGCGTGCTGCCGAACTTGATCTGCGCCGTGTCGATATCGGCGAACACCACGTCGGCCGAAAGCAGCAACGTGGAAATGTTCGCCTTCTCCATGATGGCGTCGGCCTGGCCATAGACGGCAAACAGTGTGCCGTCGGCCAGATACAGGCCGAAGCCGCGCAGCTGGTACTTGTCGGTTCCACTGTCCTGCAGGGTGACGTGAATCGTATCGGCCGCAACTGCATCGCCGCCGAAGCTGGTCATCCTCTTGAACTCGCCCGGCAGCTGCGTCATGGCAGCGGTCGGCGTGAACGCAGTGGCAGTGAGGCCGATGTGGGAAATCAGCACCGTGTTGGTGCCGGTGTTAGTGCCGTTGACCAGCTTGGCGCGGCCGGCGTTGGTGATCTTCATGCGCATGGGGGTCAATCTCCGGTCATCGTCAGGCGGCGGTAGACCGCCGCTTGGGCACCTGCGACGGTTGCGACTTGGCTGTCGGCCTGAATGCCTTGGGTGAAAGTGAAGTGCGAGCGCACGGGCTTGGTGCGGTTCACCGCGTCCACGATCTGGTGGACGAACTCGGCCGACGACTCCTGCCCGCCGTCGCCGCTGATGGTCAAAAACAGGTTGAACGTGTGCGGCTCACCCTGCGGGGTCATCTGCCACCACTCGCGGATCTGCATCTGACCGCCAAAGCTGGCGATCAGGTCCGCGATGCTCTTGGCGGTGCCCTTGTGGCGCTGGATCTGGAACGAACTGGCGATGCGGGCGCGCTTGATGCGCTCGGGCCAGTTGCTGTCCCAGGTATCCACCGACACGCTCCACGCGAGGAACGGCAGGAACTCGGCCGGGCAGTTCCACGGGTTCCAGAGCGTGTCGTGAACCATAGGCACGCCCGACAGCTGCGCATCGGCGCGCTCTACCGCGCGTTCCAGCCGCGTCGAATTGGGGGGCAGCAGGGAGGTGGCGTCAGGCATCGGTGCCGCCGTGCTCGATCACCACGCTGGTGCAGTACGGCGCCGACTGCGCGTCCACCGGCATATCCGCCGTGGGCATCTGCAGCTGCACACGGTGGACGCCATCGACGTGCAGGGCCGAGTAGAGCGCCGACAGCGGCACGTCGCGGCCCAGGCGCTGGGTCTGCTGCAGGAACAGCGACACGCGGCGCCGGGCTTCGGCCAGTACCAGCGCACTATCGGGACCGTTGAACGTCACCAGCCGCGCCCGGATCTCGAAGGGCTTCACGGTGGCCGGTGCCACGGTCACGTAGTCGGTCAGAGGCCGCACGTTGTCGTTGAGCAGAGCGGACTCCACGGTCTTCAACAGTGCCGCCGGCGGCGTGCCGTTGCCCTGCCGCGATAGGACCGTGACCACCACCTTGCCTGGCGATGGGCTGGCCACGCTCGCATCGAGCACGTCGGAATGCGCCGACAGAGTGTGGAAGATGTAGGCCCCCTCGGGGCCAGCCACCGACAGGCTTTCCGGTGCCAGCTGAATGCGGCGGCGGAACGCGGCGTCGTTCTCGTAGACGGCGGGCGTGTTGGTCTTGGGATCTGCCGGGGTCAACAGCTTGCGCTGCACTCCAAACGGCACAGCGAGGTTGTCCAGGTCGGCGCCGTTGGAGTAGGGCAGCAGCAGGCCGCGTGCGCGTTGGTTGAACTGCTCACGCAGCACCAGCTCGCGGTAGGCGCTGGCCTGCAGGAGCTTCATCACCGGATCAGATTCGACCAGGGCGGTGTAGTCGGGACACAGGCGCCGGAACTCGGCCAGGCGCTCGGCCAAGATGGCCTCGAACGTGCGCTGCTCGAAGATATCCGGCGCCGGCAGCTTATCGACTTCGATGGCGGTAAATGAGGACACGGATGCACCGGCTGATGGGTCCGGTCCAGATTCCCATCGCGCGCGCGCGAGGCCGAGGAATGCGGCGTGTAGCGCGGCCGCTTACGCTACAGCGTCTGCAGATGGTCGAGGATCAGCTCGCGTATCAGCTGTTCGTCGGCAGTGGTGAAGCCGAGCAGCACGCGTCGCGCGTAGGTGACGCGAGGGCCACCCTTGCTCACGGTATCGGTGCGGCCTTCTTGGTGAATGCGGGCTATGCGCGAGACGCGCCCGGCGAAGCCCACCGCCGCTTCACTGGCACTGCCGCGCACGCGCAGATGCTTGGCCTGCCGGATCTTGCCGAACATGGCGCCGCGTTTGATGCGGCCGGCCTTGGCGCGGCGAGGCGGTGCGTTGCGTCGTGCGGCAAACGGGGAGCCGTCGGGATTCTGCTGGCCAGCGATGCGCTTTTGCTGAGAGCGCCGCACGGCGGTACCGACCTTGCGGGCCAGGCGGCTGCGCTCCGCAGGCTTGAGCCGCTGCAGCAGCGGCGCCACCCAAGCCTCCAGGCGCTGCAGATCCTCGTTCACTCGGTGATCGCCGGCAGGGTGCCCAGCACTTCACCGTCGGCCGTCAGCGGGCCACCAGCGAGCGTATGGCGGTGTTCCCACTCGGCGCGCGGCTCGGGCAGGTACTGCAGCTGGAACACGCCAGCGTCGTCCTGCACGACGCGCACGCGCTCGGTCAGCGGTAGCCGGATGGCCAGATCGACCACGGTATCGCTCAGCACGTCCACCTCGAAGGCCAGCTTTTCGCGGTTGTCCGGGTTGGCCAGCAGCTCGGGCTGGTGCCGCGTCAGCCACTGCAGCAGCGGCACCATGACAGCCTCGGGCGCCCCGGCGAAGTCACGCAGGATCAGCTCGAGGGTGTAGCGGTACTGGAAGGACAGGCCCGCCGTGAAGCTGGCCACCAGCCCGCCGTCGTCCACGAACACCAGCAGGCGTTCCGGATCTGCGGCCAGTGACGGCATCGCCGCGACCAGGTGCTGGCGAAGTAGTTGAGGCTTCTTCATCGCCGGGCGCACTCGGTCAGGGCGGTGTGCAGCTGGGTGACCAGCTGCTGCAGCGCCGTCACCTGCTCGCCGGCGGCGTGGTACTGGCCGTAGTTGGCTGCGGTGGTTTCGGCGACGGTAGAGAGCGTAACGCCGGCAGCGGGCGCATCAGGATCGCCGGCAGTTCCGGTGGGGGTGACGCCTGCCGCAGCGGCGTCGTGGATGTGCACGAAGCCAACAGGCACAGCGCAAGCGGCATCAGCGGTCGGAGTGACATAGACGGGAACCTCTTTGGTGATGGTATGGCCGCGCTCGCGCACCACCTGTACGCGGTCCACGTACTCGGTCACCACGCGGGTGGTGCCCTGCGCCAATTCCAGCTTGCTGGCCAGATCCTTCTTCTCGGCATTGGCGCTGGCCAGCGCAACGTTGGCGCGGTCCAGTGCGGTGGTGGCGCGATTCACCCGAGCCTGCTGGCAGCTGAAAAGGCCGGCGGTGCCCGCGATCAGGGCCACGATGGCAAGGGCGCGGTAAAGCATCAGCGTGCGCCCAGCGCGGCCAGGGCGCGGTTGGTGCGTACGGTTCGGTCGGCCATCCCGTTCGGTGTGGCGCGGCTGCGGGCGTTGCCCAGGTTCACCACGCGGCTGACGCTCAGAACGTCGCGCTGGTCTGCGTAGGCGTTGAGCCGGTTGTCGTGCCAGAACGCCGCCGCTGCCATGGCGCCGGTTTCCGGCTCGATCAGCAGACCGGGCATCTCTTCCAGTGGCCGGCCGATCAGCTGGCCGATGTGGCGATAGTTGCCACGGCCGGTGTGCATCATCGGGCCGCGCCCGCGATAGTCGTAGCCGTCGCCGCTGGCCTCGTTGCCATTGCCGTTGCGGTTGGCATAGACGCGGTTGCCCAGCTTCGCCGGCTGGTGGACGAATGCAGCAGCTTCGGGGCCTTCCACGTACCTGCCGAACACTTCGAGCAGGCGCTCGCGGCTGTAGCTGAGCGATTCCTCCACGCGCGACAGGCTCAGGCTTTCGTGGCCTACCTGTGCGAGGAAGTAGGCGGCGCGCACCGGGGTGTTGATCCCGAAGCGCTTCATCGCCGCATTGAACGGCGCCACCCAGCGCTGAGCGCGGGGGAGCGGGCATTGCATGATCTGCGCCAGTAGTGGGGCGGTCAGCACGTCAGTTGCTCCCGAACAGGTGCGCGACGTTGCCGCGCGAACGATAGGTGGCCACCAGCAGGACCAGCAGTAGCAGCAGCTGCCAGACGGTGACGTGGGCGCGGGCGCCCTGCAGCATGATCTGCAGGGCCAGGCCGCCGGTGGCGGCGATCAGCAGCCATGCGCACCAAGCGATGGCGGGGCGGTGGTTGGCGCCGGGGGCCGGCCGGTAGGTCAGCAGGCGGATGCAGATGGCCAGGCTGCACAGCAGCGTGGCGGTGGTCAGGAACTCAGCCATCGGAGCCTCCACGCGGCAGGCGGGTCACGTCGGCCGAGCGGCTGCGCTCGATCAGGCTCAGGGTCAGGGTCACGATGACCGCCGCACAGATGAACGCGGCAAGGCCCGTGGACACCACGCCAAAGCGCTGCATCACCTCGGTACCGCCCAGGTAGCCGGCCACGACGCTGATGGCCAGATACACCAGGCGCTTCCAGATGGGCAGGTTCTTGGCCGACACGACGAACAGGGTGGCGCCGGCAAACGCGCCCAGGAACGCATCGGTTTGGATCCCCGGCAGGATCGACGCGAGGCCGACCCCCGTTGCCAGTGCTGCCATGCTGCCGGTAGAGGTTGGTTCGGTCATCTTCAATCCCATAGCTGAACAAGGGGGCGCATCGCGGCGCCGGTGGACGGTGCGGGTACGTCGGGTAGCTCCACGACAGTGCCGATGGGCAGGACCGGCCCATGCAAGCTGATGCCGTAGTTCAGTGCATGGGCCTTCTCGACCATGCCGGCGGTGGTGCCCAGGTGCCGGTGGCAGAGCGCGTCGAGCGTGTCGCCCTGCATCGAGACGACGCGCATCAGATCAGTTCCACCGTGACCCGCCGCAAGCCCTGCAGATCGCAGAGGGCGTTTCGCAGATCGCGGCGGATCTCATCAATGGTCGGAGTCAGTTCCTCCGCACGCTGGTTGCCCTGTGCGGTGGCGTCGTAGGAGCGGTAGCGTTCGTGTAGTTCGACGGCGGTGGCGCAGCCAACCGCGCGCAGAAACAGATGCACCAGGCGTGTGCTGCCGTCGATCACCGGCGCAGGTACGTCGGCCAAGGTGGTGTAGCCGGCGGCTTCCTTGCCCGCCTGCCATGCTTCCAGTTCCCGCGTTACGTCCATGACCGCCGACACCACGGTGCTGCGCATCCGCGGTGCCTGAATGTCGCCGGGAACGCGGATCGTCTCGCGCAGCAGGGCCACGTCGATTTCCGGCCAGAACGCGCCGGCGGAGACGTTGGGCTGCTTGGGGACGGGCGATGCGTTGGCAACAAAGCTGCTCATGGTGGCCTCGTAGTTCGCCGGTGGTCGGGGCGTCACACCAAGGGAGAGAGGTCTTGGTGATCGGCCCCGAGCCGGCGGGGTTGCGGGGTACGCTCGGTGTGAGGTCAGTCGTTGGACTGACTGGCCTCGAATTTCTTCATCAGGCGCTCGGCGCGCTTCAGGTCTTCCTTGCCGCCGCAGGCGTCATGCAGCTGGATGGCCTTGCGCAGGTCGTCGATGACCTGGCCGACAGCCTCCGCATCCAGCGGCGCGTCGTCGGTATCCGTTGCGAGCCGGCCACGGCCACGCGCCACCAGCAGACGGGCTTGCACTTCGTCGGGCATGTCCTGGCCATCGGTCAGCGCCACCGCACGGTCAAGCACAGCCAGATCGAACGGTGCGCTGGTCTTGAGCGCGTTCACGGCGGCCTGTCCGATTTCTTCGGCAACCACGCAGCCTGCGGTGCGCTTGTGCGTGTCCGGCATATCCAGCCCGTGGGCAAGCACGTACTGCGCAATGTCCAGCCCGGCATCGAACTGACCGGCATCGAAGTGCCAGAGCATCAGTGTGGAAACGATGTCGTCCTTGCCGCCGGCATTGGCGGACAGCACCCCTTCCAGATACGGGGCGTAGGAGGGCAGCAGCGCGACCTTGAGCTGGGCCTTGCCTTGGGTGGACTGGATCTGTTTCAGGCGGGCGCGGTCGGCCGTCAGACGCACCTGCATCTGCTGGTAGATGGTGGTCCCTTCCATCAGGTTGCTGCCGGCGGTGCGCGCCGCCTCCTTCGAGGCGAGCGCACGCTTCACATGGCGGCTGGCGGGGGTGTCGGCCATGGTCAGATCCCGAACTCGATGTTCTCGGCCACCGCGCCCAGACCGTAGTCCTCCACCACGTAGTCATCATTGGACGACTCGAAGTTGGCGACGCGGTTCTTGTTCGGCTGCTCGATGATGTGACGGCGGCGCGAGGCAATCTGCCAGTACAGCGACAGGTTGCTGAGGCTGGTCACCATCAGCGACTTGGCCGGGAAGAACGGCACGATGACCGGCTGCAGGCCACCGATGCGCTTGGCGCCCAGGATCAGTTCGGCCGCGACCTTCTCGGTGGGGGCGTTGTCACGGTTGATGATCGGGAAATACTTGTCGTGCACCAGCTGGCGGCCGCAGATCACCACCAGGCTCGGATCTTCCTGATGCCACGGGTCGATCATGTTGGCGACCAGGTCCATCACCAGGGCATCGATGTTGCCGTAATCAGCGCCGGTACCGCCCACCTTGATCTTGCCGCTGCCATCGACACCTTCGGTCATGACGCGCTCGGACGCATGCTCGCGGTACTTCTGCAGCCAGCCCTTGTTCACATCCTGCAGCATCGGATTGGCGACGCGGTCGGTGTTGATGGCAATGCTGGTGCCGTGCCAACCGATCATGATCCGGTCCAGTGCCTGGCGCTGGATGATCGCGTCGCGGATCAGGGTCTGGAACTCGGGGCGGTGCGCCCAGGCGTCCAGACGCGCATAGGGCAGGGCGGTGTCAAAGTCGGTCTTCTGGCACTCGTAGGTGTTGGACACCAGCGAGGTCGGATCGGACGGGTTGCGCTCGCCATTGCCGCTGGTGTCGGTGCGGCCGGCGATGGTGCCGGTGATGCCAACGCCAACCTTCTGGCCCTTCAGTTCGTTCACGCCGACCATGTTGATCGCCTGCAGGAAGGAACTGCTTTCCTGCATGCGGCTTTCGAGGCTCTGCTGCACGGTCGGCTCGACAGAGAAGGTGTTGGCCACGCCGCTGACGTTGTTCAGCGTTGCAACCTGCTGGGTGTAGCCCTCGAACTGGCGGCGGGTTTCGGTACGCATGGGGTAGCTCCGGAATCGTGAAGGAGGGGGGCCGATCAGCAATCGGTGATGTTGGCGGCGTCCACGTCCTTGCCACCCGGCACAACCGGGCGTTGGGTGAATGCCTGCGGGGTTTCGTCCAGCTTCTTGCGCATGCCGGCGACCTGAGTGGAGAGGGTCTGCACCTGCTCGCGCAGTGCACGGTTGTCCTGGCCGAGCTTGGCCATGGCCGCATCCTGCTCGCCCACCGCGCCGAGCAGCTGGGTAGCGAACTCGGCCACGTTGAACGCGGGATCTTCCTTCGCCGGTGCTGGTGCGGGCTTCTTGGCCAGGCCGAGGCTGGATAGCAACGCGGCCACCGGGCCGGGGCGTGCCTCCGGCTCATCCTCGGCCGTGAACTTGATGATGGTCTCGGCGGCCTCGGTGAACAGGTTCTCCGGCGCCTGCTTGCGATCCTTGAGCGGGCTGCTGTCGGGATTCTGCGCCGAGAATGCGAGCATGCTGGTGCCGAGGCTGGCCGGCGAGTCGGTGACTGCAAGGCCGAACAAGTACGCCTTGCCGCTGTCGGCGAACTCCGGCGAGATCTCAATGCTGGTGAAGACCTTCTGCTTGCGCACGTTCACCATATCGACCAGGTCATCGGTCGGTTCGACCTGCGCGAACAGGGCCAGCTTCTTCTTGCCGGCGATGTCCACTTCCTCGGCCTTGACCGCCAGCACGTCGCCATAGGCGCGGAACGGGCTGTCCGGCAGCGTGCTGCGGAAGTGTTCCAGCCAGATGCGGGCGCCGTACACCTGCGGATCGTAGGTTTCGGCAATGTCTGCGATCTGCTGTCGTTCGATCACCCGGCCATCGGTGGTCGCGCCTTCGACGGCCACACGGAAGAACTCGGAACGCTTCTTGGTTTTGCTGGCCATCTCGCCCTCTGCTGGTGTCGGTGCGCATCGGTTCTCGATGCGATGACCCATGGTCGAATGAGGGCGAGTTGGCGGCAACGCGAACGATGTGTAAGCCGCTGTTCTACGGAGGGTTTTCGTGTCGCGCGCGCGTGACGCCGGGCAACCTGTTCACGTGAGCAGCCTAGCCGAAAAACTCCACGTCGATCCGCGACGCCAAGCCAAGTTCCTGTACTGGATGGGTTGGCGCGTGTGCGATATCGCCAACCTGATTGGCGAGAAAGAAAAGACCGTCCACAGCTGGAAGGCGCGCGACGAATGGGACCGCGCAGACACTGTCGAGCGCATCGGCGGGGCACTGGAAGCGCGGTTGGCCATCCTCATCCATAAAGAGGAAAAGACCGGCGGCGACTTCAAAGAGATTGATCTGCTCCACCGCCAGCTGGAACGGCAGGCCCGGATTCAGCGCTACCAGGGCGGCGGCAATGAGGCCGATCTGAATCCTGCGGTGGCCAATCGCAACGCCGCACCGAAGAAGAAGCCGCGCAAGAACGAGTTCAGCCAGGATGAGATAGAGCGCCTGCAAACGGCGTTTGTCGACGGCTGTTTCGACTACCAGCGTGATTGGTACCGGGCGGGCAACGAACGCACGCGCATCATCCTGAAATCGCGCCAGATCGGTGCCACGTACTACTTCGCCCGCGAGGCGTTGATCGATGCGCTGACCACGGGCCGTAACCAGATTTTCCTGAGCGCATCCAAGAGCCAGGCACATATCTTCCTCGGCTACATGCGGGGGTTTGTGCGCGAGGTGCTGGACCGTGATCTGACTGGCGATCCGGTCACCCTGGCCAACGGTGCCGAGATGTACTTCCTCGGTACGAATGCGCGCACCGCGCAGGGCTATCACGGCAATTTCTACTTCGATGAGTTCTTCTGGACGCGTGGCTTCAATGAGCTGAACAAGGTCGCCAGCGGCATGGCGATGCACGCGAAGTGGCGAAAGACCTACTTCAGCACGCCGTCCACCATGGCGCATGAAGCATTCGACTTCTGGACCGGCGAGCGCTTCAACAAGGGACGCTCGGTGTCCCAGCAGATCCAGCTCGATGTGAGTCACGCGCGTCTGATGGGGGGGCGGCGCTGCGAGGACGCCATCTGGCGCCAGATCGTGACCGTGCTAGACGCGGCGGGCCGTGGCTGCGACCTGTTCGATATCGAGGAGCTGCGCCGCGACTACAGCGCCGAGGAGTTCGCAAACCTGCTGATGTGCGAGTTCGTAGACGACAGCGCCAGCGTCTTCCCGCTCACGATGCTGCAGCCCTGCCAGGTGGATAGCTGGGTTGAGTGGGCCGACGACTACAAGCCGTTCGCTGTCCGCCCATATGGCGACCGAGCGGTGTGGATTGGCTACGACCCCGCCGAGACCGGCGACAGCGCCGGCATTGTGGTGGTGGCGCCGCCGCTGGTGCCTGGCGGCAAGTTCCGCGTGCTCGAGCGGCATCAGTTTAAAGGCATGGAGTTCAAGGACCAGGCCGCGTTCATCGAGCAGCTCACCAAGCGCTATTGGGTGACCTATATCGGCGTGGACGCGACAGGCATGGGCACCGGCGTTGCACAGCTGGTGCGCCAGTTCTTTCCCGGCGTGACCGTCTTCAACTACTCCCCCGAGGTGAAGACGCGGTTGGTGCTGAAGGCCTACGACGTAATCAATGACGAGCGGCTGGAATACGACGCAGGCTGGACCGACCTCACGCAGTCGCTGCTGGCGATCCAGAAAACCATCACCCCGAGCGGGCGCCAGGTGACCTACACCGCCGGGCGCTCGCGTACCACCGGCCATGCCGACTTGGCTTGGGCACTCATGCACGCTCTGCAGAATGAACCGCTGGAAGGCGGTGCTGCAGCACGCGGCACCATGGAGATTTTCTGATGACAGACACCGACCAGGGCGCCACTGCGACGCCGCCGAATATCGAGGCGTTTACGTTCGGCGAGGCCACCCCCGTGCTGGAGTCGCGCGGCATCCTCGACTACCTCGAATGCTGGAAGAACGGTCGCTACTTCGAACCGCCCGTGGATCTATATGGCCTGTCGCGCACCACGCGCGCGAATCCGTACTTGCACAGCGGTCTCACGTTCAAGCGCAACATGCTGGTACGAACTTTCCGCCCGCATCGCTTGCTGAGCCGCGAGGCGTTCTCGCAGCTGGCGCTGGATTACACCACCTTCGGCATGGCCTACATTGAGCGGCGTCGGGCTATGTCCGGCGCCGCGCACAGCTTGGCGGTGCCGCTGGCGCAGTACGTGCGCAGGGGCGTGAAAGATGGTGAGTTTTTCCAGGTGCGCGCCGGCCGTGTGGAGCATGAGTTCCCCGGTGGCGAGGTTTTCCAGCTGCGCGAGGCCGACGCGGATCAGGAAATCTACGGCGTGCCCGAGTGGATGCCAGCTGTGCAGTCGGCGCTCCTGAATGAGTCGGCCACGCTGTTCCGCCGGAAGTACTACAACAACGGCTCCCACGCCGGTTACATCCTCTACATGACCGATCCGCAGCCGGAAGGGATGGACGTGGACGCATTGCGCGACGCGCTGCGCCAGTCACGCGGGCCGGGCAATTTCAGGAACCTGTTCGTGCATTCGCCCAACGGCAAGAAGGACGGCCTGCAGGTGATTCCGGTCAGTGAGGTGGCAGCACGCGATGAGTTCGCCGGCATCAAGAGCGTGACGCGGGATGACATGCTGGCGGCGCTCCGCGTACCGCCGCAGCTGCTGGGCATCGTGCCGCAGAACAGTGGCGGCTTTGGGTCGATCCGTGATGCGGCGACCGTGTGGGCGGCCATGGAGCTGGCCCCCCTACAGACGCGCATGACCGCGATCAACGAATGGCTGGGCCAGGAGGTGATCCGCTTCAACCCCTTCGAGCTGGGGGCTGCTGCGTGATGAACGGCCGCCAGAACCTGCGCTGCGGCGCCTGTGCTCGCCTGCTGGCCAAGGCTGCAGGCGACTATGACCTACAGATGAAATGCCCCCGGTGCGGGGATATGAACCATATGAAGGCCCAGAGCCTCTCCACGGATCGCCGCGAGCGACACCACGAAGAAGGCTCTACCCATGAAAAACGAACTGATCCACGGCGATGCCCTGACCGTCCTGCCGACCCTGCCGGCCAACAGCTTCGACGCCCTCATCACTGACCCGCCATATGCAAGCGGCGGTGTACATGCGTCCGCTCGCCAGCGCAGCCCCAACGAGAAGTACATGCAGAGCAGTGCGCCGTTTCTGCATGCTGACTTCCCCAGCGACGAACGCGACCAGCGCTCGCACCTGGCGTGGATGCAGCTGTGGTTGGCGCAATGCAACCGCGTCCTGCGGGATGGTGCGCCGGTTCTGCTGTTCACCGACTGGCGGCAGCTGCCACTGACCACCGATGCTCTGCAGTGCGCCGGCTTCACTTGGCGTGGTGTGGCGGTGTGGGACAAGACGGGCGGCGTACGGCCCCAGCGCGGCCGCTTCTCCAACCAGGCCGAGTACGTCGTATGGGGCAGCAAGGGCGGAATGCCACTGGACCGGGCGGCGCCAACGCTGCCGGGTGTCTTCCGCGAGGCGGTGCGTAAGTCGGACAAGCACCACCTCACCGGCAAGCCGACCGACCTCATGCGCCAGCTGGTCCGGATCTGCGAGCAGGGCGGGCGCATTCTCGATCCGTTCGCTGGCTCCGGCACCACGTTGGTAGCCGCGGATGCTGAGGGCTACAACTGGACCGGCATCGAGATGACCGGTCACTACTTCGATGTAGCACGCTCCCGACTCCCAAACCATAAGCCAGTCTGAGTTGGAAATGCAGAAGCCGCCCACGGGCGGCTTCTTTGCTTATAGGAGCTGCAACTTCAGGCCTACAGCTTCTTGACCAGTCGATTGATGGCGATAGACGCGTCGATGCGATAGTCCTCTTTCACTTGCACTCGATGGCCGTTAATCGACTGCTTGCCAGCGGCAAGCTTTGAGAACGGCAGGCCCTTCGCGAACGCAACCACGCCCGTGGTCTGGAAGTCTCTGACTTCACTGAAACCATCGTCAACCTTGGCGAAGGTAAAGATGTGTGGATTGGTGACCATAAGCGCTGCAACGTCCTTTTCGATTGCCTTCAGCACTGCAGCGTATGCCGAGGCGGCTCCCATGTACTGAGTCAGTCGGTTCTTCACAATCATGTGAACCTGAGGAAGCGCCCTGCCCGCTGCGGTCAACTTGGTAGCGAAGTTATGGTCCGCGTAGATGGGTGAGGGCAGCTTGAGGCCGTACACCAACGAGAAGGCGTTCTGGATGGCGCGGCGCGACGAGTCATCAGCCATGACAGGCAGCACGATGCGGTCGACCGCAGCGATTGCGATTTGGGTGTACAGGGAGAAGCTCGGGTTGCAGTCGACGAACAGAACGTCGAACTCATCTTCGACCTGCTTGAGGAAGTCGTTCAGCCAATCGATAACCGAAACCCACGGGTTCGCACCGGGAATCTGGTTATTAGCCAAGGTGTTAACGGCATTCGACTGAAGTTCCAGCATTGGGTCGCCAGCCACCAACGTTACGTTGGCCGGTACCCCAGCGTTGTAGTCCTTTGGCTTGGTCATGAAGTCCTGAGCCTTGAACACGGGCGGTGCATAGGGCGCCGGCAAACGTAGCTGGAAGTAGCCACCGATGCTGCAGCGTGGCACCAGCCCTTGTCGTTCCAGCAATCGTTGACTGCCGTTGTTGTTCAACCCGCCCAGAAGCAACTCAGACAAGTTGGCCTGGGGGCACATATCGATGACAAGGATTCTCTTGTCGGGGTTGAGTTCGGCAAAGCGTACCAGTGCCTGGAAGCACAGGCTGGTCTTGCCCGTGCCGCCCTTGTTGTTCCAGAAAGCGTATTTTTTTTCCATCGGAATTCTCCATTCGTCCAATGTGGCCATTGTAACGTCCAAAATGGACATGTCAACGTCCAAATGGGCCGGGCCTGTGTTGGAGTGTCGTCAGGCTCTTGGCGCGCACTCGTCTCCCCGCCACGCCTGCGCACTTCATAGGGTGCTTTTTCTGCACTGCCTGCAGGGCGGCCCAGCCCCGGCCCTGTATGGCGTTCTCCGGGCTTCGGTGGCACCGGTCCGCCCCTGCAGTTCCCTGCGCGGTAGGGGGTGTCTGCGTGGCGCCCTGTGGCCTCCTATGGCCACCTTCGGGCGGAGCCAATTTTTCAGGTGACCACGGGAACGAGGTAACCAGGTAACACGCGCATCCAAGTCGCCTATAAGTGACTGATAGAAAAGGAAAAATGGCGGTTACCTTTCAAGGTGATATGAGGTAATTTCTCGATCCCTACAAAGTAATGTCATTGATTTATAAGGGAATTTTCTTCCGCCAATGTTACCTCTGAAGAAGGTAATGGGATTACTCAGAGGTTACCCTATTGTTACCTTGATAAATTCTATATAAATCATTGTTTTTAAAGGTGAATCGGCGATCTCTTTTAGGGTGGTTACCTTTATTACCTCTTTCCCGTGGTCACCTGAAAAATTGCACCTTATCGCGCGTAAGGGGGCCATCAGCATCCCCACCGCCGCACATGCGCACGCCTGCAGCCCGCTCCCTTGTCGCAGCCTTTGCGACGGTCAGCCGTATCCTCCCCGCCATGCCGCTGCCCCCCGACTTCTACTGGACGACGCGCTCTGCCAGCCTCCCCAGCGACGCACCTACGGTCATCGCTTGCGACGGCGTGTGGGTGGTTGCGATGGCGCAACGGGTGGGCGACGGAATCTGGATCGCCAGTCTTGACCGACACCGGCATGGCCCCGGCGGGCCGTTCCGCTGGTGTACCAGCTACGAGCAGGGCCGCGCCGGCGCCGAGATGTGGGTGACCAGGCACGAGGCGCGGCTGCGCGAGGATGTCGCCAAGATCAGGGCCTACCGGGAGGCGGTACGTGCAAACCGGTTGGCCGGCCTGCACCTCAAGCCACCGTTCGGCTGGGAGGGGTAAGCGCTTGCCGGCATTCGCTCAGCCCACCGGCTGCAGCAGCTGCTCGGTGTTGTTGCGCGGGGTGTTCACTGCTCGGCTGACGCGATAGGCCGCCATGTCGGGCGCCTTGGACGCCAGGAGCATGGCCATTGCGTCGTCCGGCTCAGCCGTGAGCCACGCATCGAGCTGGCCAGGGTCGATCCAGGTAGGCATCCGGTCGTGGATATCCGCCGACACGCCGCTGCTGTCGCCGGTGATGATGGTGAAAGTTCCCAGGTTATCGTCGGGCAGCAGGAGGCTGGCGTCCTCCCACAGTCCTGCAGCCCATAGCGGGCCATCGGCGTGGATGAACCAGGGGTCTTTCTTGCCGTCCACGTCGCTGATCGACCACTCGTAGTAGCCGGCCATCGGGACCAGGCACCTACGCCTCTTGAAGGCGGCTCGAAAGGCGTTCTTGGTGGCTACCGTCTCGATCCGCGCATTGAAGGTAGATCCCTGCAGACTCTTGGCCTTCGCCCAGGACGGCAGCAGGCCCCACGCGAGCCGGGACACCTGCCGGCCTGTTCCCCGATCGAGGATGACCGACGCCCGTTGAGTGGGCGCCAGGTTGTAGCTGGGAGGGATCTCGGCCAACGCCGGCGCGAGGTCGAGCAGCGACGGCAGGCCGAAGTCGAGGATAGGGCGTTGGACGAATCGACCGCACAT